TCCCCGATATANCCCCCCCAGCTGTCACATCATATATACCATCATTACAAGCCGCAAATAACACGTCGGCCCCTGCGGCGGTGTTGTAACACATCAAAGTGTGACCGGCAACTGGCAAATCGGCAAATTGTATGAAACCCTTCCGGAGATCAACGCTGGAACTCCTGGGAAACCAATTCTCAAGTTCTATGGCATCGGTTTCCTTCATCGCCGATACTGGGTCACGGGCATTCAAACCCCCAATAGGGGCCTGCACTGCCACTCGCTTTCCAGAAACCGCTAGACCTTCTTGTTGTGGCCTTCTCATACCTATAGACTCCAGTTCCCGGAGGGGATCATTATACCAGGACCCCGAACACTTTCGGGAGCCATAGACAAGTTACGCTTGGTACCATCCTTGGAGAAGAACATTGTTACAAGTCCCTCGAATGTTATAAAATCTTCGCTATACCGGAAACCGGATTCCCGCTTCCAAAAGGTTTTCAACCCTGCCAATAGCAGGGTATCAGGAAGACTGCACACATCATCATCCAGAGCAAAATACTTTTGCCAAGTAGTGTGAAGGGCGTTGGTTACGGTGAAATCGGAAACATACTCGAAGGTGAAAGATTGGGTGGCAGGAGCGGCGGGGTATATGTATAACTTCCCTTCCTTTAGTCGGTATCCATACTTAACGGGAGTGGAGTTGGAGGCGTGCATTGTTGCCCATTCCCTGGCCGTGATCGGCCCAACCACCTTCTCCATACTCCCTACTGGAAAAAAGGTGTCTTCAACGATCCACATATATCCCAGCGTGGCCAGGTTATACAAATACCCTTGCTCCTCATTGCCGGTGGAAGCAAAAGTGGCTGTGAGTTGTTGCCACTCCCAGCCATCTCGAGTTATCACATAATCAATAACTTCATTCAATATCCCCACGAGTTGAAGGTATTGGGTATCTTGAGAGGACATAACTGTAGCGGGTTTCGGCAACCCCACCCTTCCACAAAATTCTTGAACGAGCTGCAACAAGTTCATATCCCCATCTCCCTTCTATATAACACCATTCCTGGTGGACTTGACAGCATTAACAGCCTTCACTTGGCTAATGAGTTCTTTCATTTGCTCCTGGAGTCTCTCATTAGCAAGCTTGAGACTAGCATTTTCTTCTTTGATGGCGGCGAGTTGCTCGGCGATCTTGCCGGAATCCCCTCCAGCGGAGGTTAGCCAAGTGGCCGCTTTTTGTGAGAGGCTTCGTCCTCCCATCCCCAGCCGGCCGATCAACTCATCGTTGGCGCTCGCCAGATCTTCTACCGACTGCACCCCCAGCTCTTTACAATTCACAAGTTGAGCAGGAGAAATGGGGGGCCACTGATCAATGGGGGTTCCCACAATCGGGGCGGCCTTACCTTCCTTGAAGGCTTTATAACAACTTTCAAAATGGTCTTTCAGGGCTCGAGGGATTCGAGAGTTTTCAACGTCCCGCTCGAGTTGAGGGAGCCAATCGCTTACCTCCCTTTCCACACAATCTTTCGATCCTGCAGGCGTGATGTGAGCGAAATCCACATCTCTAGCGGTATAACACCCGTTGGCGATACTGGCCGCTCTATCTTCTACTGCATGAGTTACAAACACTACAAATGGTGGTCTTGCTTCAGGTACATTCATCCTCAATCTCCCGCCAAGGGCCAGCCCCCATATATCTATAATGACTATGGGGGCTGGCGTTAATCTATAACTCAACCTATATGGTTAAGCCGCTACACCATCATCCATAAAGGGACGATTGATCTCAAACTCCGCTTGCCCAGCAGCTGGTGTGCCGATAGCACTTGCTCCAACAGCTAACTTCACCCTATCTCCTGCAACAACGGCATCGTCAATTGTACCAGCAGTAGCGGTTGCATAAACATTCCCATTGTCGGCAAAAGCGGCGGCACAAAGCCCAACAGCTTTACCCTGGATTTGATACCAGCCATAGGTGGAGACAACGGTCGCACACATAGCAACTGCAACAGGGCCAATAGCGTTGGCGGCAAGCAGGGCAGTAGAGCCGTCGTCCAGATTATAAGTAACCCAACTACCAATCGCAGTGCTGGCTACACCCTTGAGATATACAAACTCCCCTCCACCATAAGTGGGGTCAAAGGCATTCACGGTGGTGCCGAGCGGGTGCTGCTGAGTGGAGGAAACGGTGTTGATAGGCTGAACCCCTACCAGTGCATCTTGAATAATAAACATAGCGCATACTCCTTGAATTGATTTTAAAAGAAATGTTCCGCCGGATTAATAATTGTTAATCCGGCGGGAATATCATTAAGCTTTCATAACCCCTTGCATTGACCGATTACTGCAAGTCAAGTTCCCCATCCACAGAATCGGAATGACAATGGCATCCTGGTTATAGGGCTTCATCTCTTCCATGGGAGTCATGTTGGCATCACGATGAACAACCAAGTGCAGATAGCTGGTGTTCAACATATACATATGATTGGAAGTGATCCCACTTCCCCCGTCTGCCAACACCTCAGCGTTTTTATAACGTAATTTGGTAAAGCCGGAGTTGGCGGTGCCATCATCACTGGTATAACGGCGATACCCCACCTGACTATTTTCATAGAAGGTGTAATAATTGTCGTCTGCGATTATAAGGTCGGGAGTGTCACCACCCTTAGATAACTGCAAATACAGGGGCAACATCAAGGAATCCATTACACCGGCAACGGCACTTGGGGTGATTGCGCCGCCACCCTGAATCGGGGCAGCTGCTGACTGCAACTTATTCTTCCAAAAGGTGAAGTTGGTTGCATTGATGTTACCGATAGTCCCAACCTGGTTGTCGGCTACCATTGCCTGCAGGCCGGTGATCTGATTAGCCAGGGAACCATCACTATACAGATCGCTTGAAAAGTTGTTCTTAAAAGTGTGAATGGCGTTCTTCACACGAGACTTGACCAGGTTGATGAGCTTGGTATCACCGGAGTTGGTGCGCATTTCCGTTCCACTTGCAACTACATTCACAGCCACGTTTCTCCACTGAAATTCTGCGGCAGAGATAACCTCACTCGCAGAGATATTCAGGGTGTCATAACCGCTGTAGCGCTGATAGGTGCCATTCTCAGCATATTCGAGGGGCTCAACGATACTATAGCCCCCATCCTCCACCCGCACATTTCCCCGTTTGTTCAGGGCGGCGAGCAGGGCATTACGATTAGAGATGTTGTCTATAATCTCCTTGCGATGTTTCTTGAAGGTGGTTACAGAGAGTTCTGTAAAGACACTGTTTGGTGAAGCCATTTTATTACTCCTTTGATAGGTTATTCTTTATAGGGGCTAATTCGATCTAGCCTTGATTGCTCGCATGGTTTCCGCAAGGGTATCGTCCATTGTACCAATGGTGGTTCCTCTTGCACTTGCTGTTTTGTTTCTGGTGTGGAGTGTGGCGGCGGAGGCCGATTGGGCTTGTTTGGCTTTTTCCTGCGCAAGTCGTTTGGCCTCTAGCTGTTGAGAAGTTTGAATTCTCGCCTGCTCTTTAGCCCTTGTCGCTGGATTCGCCCAAACTGCCTTACTATAGGCATCCGGGAGGTTGGTTGCAACCTTGGAGCGAAGAAGAGCAGCAATATCACTGGCAACCTCTTCGAAGTATGGATTGTTGGGGTCATTTGCGAATGTTTCCAGTTCGCTCTGCAGGGTCGCCCGCTTGACTCCAATTTCTTGATTTTCTCTCTCGACCAATTTTGATTTTAACTCTTTCAATTCTTGTTGCAAGGAGGAAATTCCAGGATCGATTCCCTGCATCATATCGAGATTGGAGGCATCTATACCATATTCATTTGCCAGGTGGTGAAACATTTCCACTCGACTCTCGAGGGGGGCGGTGGATAAAGCAATATGTGCACGTAAGAGGGTGTCCACCTGACGAACAGGATCTACGCCGTGCTGTTCCAGGATTGGCATATAGGGCTGCAAGAGGGACTTGAAACCTTTTCCCACTTGGGCATCTTCTTTATATATCTCGATTCCCTTAAAGAAATCCTCCTCTCGCTTTAACACTTCTTCCCTCACCTTCAAGGGTAGGGTATCCCAACCATCCACGGCCTCCTTACGCCAGGTAGAAGGGGGGACAGGACCACGAGGAGTCGAAACCGGTTCCCCCTCCACCGGAGAGGCTGGCTCTTCCATTGGTTCTACCGCCAGGACCTCTTCCCCTTCCCCTTCAGGAGCTTCTATTTCCAGCCCCAATCCCTCCCCAATTTCCTGCAGGGCCGCTTCCATATCCAATCCGCTTTCCCCCTCTACACCTCCCACTTCCAATTCGCCTGTCTCTTCTTGCTCCGCCATTTCTACCCCCTTTCAAATTGTAAGGTTAAACCACTTTTCAAATCACTCTCCAGCGCCTCTTTTCTGGTGGCCGGCAGGCCTTCTACAAATGCCTCCACGGTGGCCTCCACTCCTTTATCCATTTCCACTTCCGCCCTAGCCCTAGCCCGCTTCCCCCCTTCCGTTTCCCCAGGTTCCAGCACCCTGCACCCATGCCTCGCCAGATTGGCTTTGTGTTCCCGCCGACTTCCAATCCATTTCCCTGAGATGGGGCAAGTGTAGCCCGCTATATCCACTTGGATTTGGCATCCATCAAGCACCCTTTTCAAATCCCCCCCACAACTCTCACAAACCTGTGGTGCATTTCTATTTACCATTGCCAGCACCCTTTCACAACCCTCCCCACACTTACACCGATAACTATATAGAGGCATTTTCCACCCCCACACTACTATCTACAATTGCTTGGGCCTGAGCCTCTTGCAGTTTCTTAGAAAGTCCCTGCATTTTTAATTGAAAGTTGGCATCATCGAGGGAAGCTTTTTGCTGTAACCCTTTCACCTTTATCTGATACTCCATCTCCGAAAGCTGACTGGCCAGTTGAATTCCTTTAGCCTTGGCACTCGCCTCCAGCTCTCGCATCTGTCCTTCTATTGCCACCGCTTGTACCTCTTCCTTCCTCCTCTCAGCCTTACCAGGCTCAGGAGCCGGTGGAGCTGGTGGTTGCATCCCTTCCAGTTCCTCCTCCACCTCTAAACCAAACTGGAATTTCCTGGACAGCGACAGCAACATTGCCTTAGCCGCAGGGAATGGTAAAAGGCCCGCCGCCATTGCCTGCCCAACCCCATTCAAGAATTGCGCCATGGAGTTCATAAACTCTCCCGCTTGCCTTTTCTCTTCCATCGCCTCAGCATCTATGGTGGCATCGGTTTCAGTGGAGATTGTATAACCCCGCAACAAGTCGCTTTTATACACCCCTTCCACATCTTCCCATGTTGGACGATCCATCAAATGAAGGATGGCGGGGGGAGGTGGAACGGGAGGCCGGCCAGTGGCCTGAGCCTGCATAGCCGACATTTGAATTTGTCCCTTCAGCTCTTCCTTTTCCATATCAGTTAAAAGCTTGATCTGAGTGATGTCTTTTATAGTGTCTCGGGAGAGCTTGGTGAGGGCAATTTCAGCCAGGATTTGTAAATTATCTCTCACAAAGCGATTGGTCAATTTTTGCATCTTTTGTAATCGCAAGGAACCCCATTGTGACTTGATTTGTTGGGCGCCAAGGGTTTCACTGGCCTGGGTGTGGCCCCGCATTATATCGGATATACCAGTTATCTCATAGATGGTGTTTTTAACCTGAGTACGATTTACATATAGCTGTTGCAATACTCCCACCAGCTCTTGCAGGGGCATGAACCATATAGCTTTTTCTAGGGTTTGGCCTTGTTGCATGGCCGCCACATTACTGGCCGGAACAAGAGTGTTGTCTTCACTTTCCAGCAATCTATCAAGACCCTCAATAGTGGAGTCATAGAAACCCCGCACCCGCAAGGCTCGAGTTATCTTATTGATCCGAGTTGTTATGTCGTTCAACTCTGTTGCTTGTTGCTCATACATTATATAGAGCGGGGTGGAGGTCAAACTATCAAGATGAGGCTTGAAGAGCAGGGGACGGGCGAATGGATAGAAACCCGTCAAGGCAAGGGGATCGGGAGCTACTTTTAAAGTCCCCTCTCGATAGCCAGGAGAGATAAATACCACTTCCCGCTTCTCCTTATCCCAGATTTCATAAACAACAGCCAAGTCCTGGGGCAGGCCACTCTCGACTTCTCGACTTTCAATAGAATCGCTTTCCTCCAACTTGGAATAGCTAACACTATTGGCAAGTTCCTTACCAAAGTTAACCTCCACTTCGTCCTGTTGCATAGCATGTTCAAAGGAAACCCAAGGAACATCTTCCCAGCAATCGGCATACCCGAAACAAACCTTATCCCATGGGATAGAGCTATTCCGAATCCCCTCTTCTTTCAATTCCAGGGGCGTATCATCTCCCCCCTCCTGTGAGGACTGGAAGCTGGCGTCAAAGGCAAATTTGACCATCCCCCTGCCCGGCACCAGCGCATTTAAAATGGCGGACTCGAAACAAGTGTCGGGGGAGTCCTTGGTGGGGTTGGTGGAGGCCAGATGGAATGACAATACCCTGCGAGTTATCTCGGCCACCCATTTCCCAGTCTTGTCGGCATCCTTGAACCGCCGGGATATCCGAGGTTGCGGGGATTTATTATAAAGGGCAGGAAGAAGGGTTTCGGTGTTACTATACAGCACATTGAAGGGAATCTTTTCCGTTTCCTCCCCCACATAAATTCTCGCAACCCGCTTCCCCATTTTGATAAACGCTTTATCCCTTTTTTGCGCCTCCTCTATCTTGTCCAACCAATCCCCCACCACCCCGTCCCTCTTCACTTCCAGGTCTTTTTTCAATTCCATACCTCCCTACGATATATAGATTATAGATAACTACTCTCGCCCGCCTTTCTCTTTCTTTCCAGCTTCTTGATAAGATCATTTATGGTCATTTGGTTTGGCAACTTGGGGTAGCGAATACCGGCGACCGGCACCATCTTGGAAATCCAAGGCCGAGACATCAACCCATATCGAGTTTCGTCGGCGGCGTGGTCTTCAGCGCTGGTGTCAAGATCCTCCGGATCGCTATCATCGTGCTGTAGGGTTTGAAGGGTGCGAATGGTGTCCTCACAACACTCCAGTAGATAGAATTGGGGAACTCCAGCCACCCCTTGAAGCCGCTGGCGCAGGCACTCCCAGCCGGGCTTGCGACGATTATCGGCCC